ACGTATGCAAATTGAGCGGGTAGAAATCGGGAAGCTGACCGGCGACCCAGCGAACGCACGTAAGCACGGCGAGCGAAACATTGAAACCATTGTTCAAAGCCTGAACCGCTTTGGGCAACAGAAGCCAATCGTCGTCGATTCTTCTTTTTGCGTTCGCGCCGGGAATGGAACACTTGAGGCTGCTAGATCGCTTGGCTGGACTCATCTTGATTGCGTTGTGACCGACCTGAAAGGCTCAGACGCTATCGCCTACGCGATTGCTGACAACCGGACGGCAGAACTAGCGGAGTGGGATTCGGGCGTGTTAGCGGCGACCCTGGAGGGTTTGCAGTTCGACGATGAAGCGTTGCTGGCAGCGGCTGGGTTCAGCGAGGATGAGCTAGCGGAACTCCTGAAAGGCATTGGTGCTGAACTGGACGTCGAAGGCGGCGGCGGGGTCACGGAGGATGAAGTACCGGAGCCACCAGTCGACCCTGTGACGAAGCCAGGGGACTTATGGACTCTAGGAGAGCATCGTGTGCTATGTGGGGACTCGACGAAGGCGGTTGACGTGGAAAGATTGATGGCAGGAGATACTGCAGCGGCAGTCTTAAGCGATCCGCCATACGGAGTGAGCTATGTAGGGAAAACAAAAGACGCACTGGAGGTACATAACGATGGTCGAGAAACACTCGGTCCGCTATTGAGGGAATCACTTGGTCTCGCAAGTGGACACTGCCATGCGGGAGGCATCTGGTACATTGCGGCCCCGCCGGGGCCGCAATTCCTTGAGTTCGCTGTGGTGCTGACAGATATGGGTATTTGGAGGCAGACGCTCGTATGGGCGAAGCAGTCGCTGGTCATGGGCCATAGCGACTACCATTACCAACATGAAGCCATCTTCTATGGATGGAAGCCAGGCGCGGGACACAAAGCACCACCGGACAGAAAGCAGACAACGCTCTGGCATTACGACAGACCAACTTCGTCACGCGAACATCCGACGATGAAGCCTGTCGCGTTGTTCGCGAAAATGATTGAGAACAGTACGACAGTCGGAAGCCTGATTTATGAGCCATTCTGCGGCAGCGGCACAACACTAATTGCCGCCGAACAACTCAACCGCACTTGCTACGGAATGGAGATCAGTCCTCAGTACTGCGACGTAATTGTAAATCGGTGGGAAAACCTGACGGGCAAGAAGGCGGTACTCGATGGCAATACGGGACACGCGAATGATGGCGAAAGCACTGGAGCAACGGTGGCCGATAAAGCCAGAGTATCGGGAAGCGATAGTAAGAAAGCTAGTTCAAATAATCGCAAACCCAAAAAGCAGCCCGCGTGAGGTTACTGCGGCAACGCGGGCGCTGATGGCTGCTGAGTCACAGAACCAGGAAGACGAACATAAGGCATTAAGTGATTTTAGACAGCGGATCATCGACATTGCCGAGCGATGCGGAATTAACGCTTCTGTTCTCCGAATTGGCGAAGCAACCAGTTTCGGACCAACAGGCGGCGATGGCAGTAATGTTGGATCGCGAGTCGACGAGTCCTAGGGTATGGGACGAGAAAGCCTACGACCGCCAGCGTAAGGCGAAGAAGCGTGCGACTGAGCGCGAGATATACATTCCTCCACCGAAGAACATTGAGCTGCGTAATCGATGTTTGCGTGATTTTGAATTGCTGCTTAACACGTATTTCCCAGACACGTACGACGAAGAGTTCACAGAAGACAGAAGCGACATGCTGTCGTCTATCGTGTGGGCCGCAAGGTACGGTGGTGACAAGGCTATTGCGGGCAGTCGTGGCGAAGGAAAAACAACGCTCGCTATCGACGGTTCGATGTGCCTAATGCTCGCGCTGCTGAACAATTTTCCTGTTGTAATTGGAAAAAACCAGGACTCATCGTCAGACGAGCTAAAAGCGTTACGGGAGAAGATGGTCAGCAGCGAGCGGTTTATTGAGGACTTCCCAGAGATTGGTGTACCAATGGACTTGGCGGGTCCAGGTGTGGCAACTCCAAAGCAGACGGTAGGCGGCAAATACATTCGGCTTCACATGGGGATTAAGTATTTCGCGTTTCCTACGATCACCAAAGAGCAATTACCGCACTGGGGAGACATCGAGCCAGTTAGCTGCGGGCAGGTTATGGGAGCCCTAGGCATCAATGGGCGTATTCGTGGTGAGAAGTTCCGGGGCAAGCGGCCTCAACTGGCGATCATCGATGACATCGAGGACACGACAGCAGCCAACTCTGACCTGCTGATCGAGAAGAACGAAAAGAAGATCGAAGAGGACATAGGAGGCTTGGGCCGCAGTTCTAAGCGCATCGCTCGGGTAATGCTCTGCACTACGCAGAACCGCAAGTGCATAGCGTACAAGTACACCGACCCCAAGCTGAAACCAAGCTGGAACGGCAAGCGGTATCGCAAGATGAAGAAAGAGCCAGACCGTATGGATCTGGTCGAGCAATACATTGAGATGCGGCAATTGCGTAAGTCCGACGACCCTGACGCGCGGGAAGCGTTCAGATTTTGGAAGGCCAATCAAGCAGAGATCGAGCAAGGTGCAGAGATATCGAATCGTCAGAGCTATAGCAAAGACCTCCACTTTGACGGCGAGCCAATCGAGCTTTCCGCAATTCATGCGTACTACAACCGCGTTGCGGACATGGGTAGGAAGGCAGTAGCCACAGAGATCGACAACGATCCACCGGAGACAGTAGGACCGCAAGGGCAGGGCGTTACAGCGGAGCTGGTATCGAGTCGGCTTAGTGGACTAGCAAGGCGGCAACTACCGGCGTCGACCATTGCACTCACTGCCGCGATTGACTTGGGCAAGTATCGATGTCACTGGGTGGTAATTGCGTGGTGGACAGGTGGCGGCGGCTGTGTGGTTGACTACGGCGTTGCGGAGGTAACTGGCACGGATCGAGCGCAGAACAACGAAGCGAGCGAGCCCATGATTTTCAAGGCTCTACTCAACTGGCGCGACGAGCTGCTGTGCAAGCACTACATAGACGCGACTGGCACGAATCGCAGGATTGACTTCTGCTTGGTTGACTCGGGCACGTTCACGCAGGCCGCCTATGAGTTCTGCCGGCAGAGTCGCGGCGTGTTTCATCCGTCGAAAGGAATCAACCCTTACTACCCGCGCAAGAAGTCTACAGACACATGCCTAGCATCGGCAAACCTACACGCACAGAAGTTTACCTCGGAGGACATTTGGCTTTACGAGCTTGACACCAATCACTGGAAGCAATGGGTGCATGAGAGATTCCTGACAGCCACGATGGACGAAAACAACATGCTGCGGCGCGGCTCGCTGTCCTTGTTCGAGCTTGATGGCTACGAGAAGCACGGCAGCTTTTCGCAGCACATCGCCGCAGAGGAACTGTTGACAGAGTTCAAAGAGGGCAAGGGTGTCAAAACATTTTGGAACGTGAAGAACGAGAATAACCACTGGTTTGACGCCACCTACATGGCAGCCGCATCGTCTGAGGTATGCGGCATCAAGTTAATCGGTGGTTCAGAGGCGAGCGTGGAGCCAAGGCATGTTGACGTTGACAAGCCGAAGCCGAAACCAGCAACACCAAGGCAGCATGGCAATAGCAGGTTCCGCAGTCGTCCAGGTGGATGGGTGCCCAAACGGAGATAGCATGAGAGCGAGCACAATGAGCAAGAAGCGACGAATTGACAACAGGATCGAACAACAGCCTGATGTACGGACAGAGTCGGTAGGATTCACGGATTCCGAGGTGAAAGAAATCGAAGAGACGAAGGTTGTCTTGCAGATCACAGAAGACACCTCAACAATCGTGGAAACGGTGACGGATGCAGTTGCACCACGCAGGTTCACTCCGCGTCCATGCTCTCTGTGTACGGCACATCGCGATGGAAAAAACTATAGCTACGTCTATCATACTGCTGGCCGCGTCCGTTATTGCAAATGCAAATTATGCAACAACACATGGACTCAATCGGCTGAACTACCATAGTCATAGTAGTAGTGTGCTGAAAGGTGTTGTCAGAGTTGCACGGTAGGCCATGCTTAATTGCATGGACCCTGCAACTCTTCTAGCACAAATCGAAGCAGCTATCTCAGCTCTACTAACGGGCGGAGCTAGTTCATACTCTATTGGATCGCGATCTGTCACGAAGATTGATCTTGCTGACCTGATGAACGAGCGGCGCATGCTGCTCACTGAGGTCGAGCGGGCCAATGGTTCTGGTGCATTCTCTCTCGCTAAGCTAGGGAGACGCAGATGAACATTCTGGATCGCGTCGTTGGCTACATTTCCCCGATGCTGGCCTGCGGCGTGCACAAGCTAGACAGTTGCTCAAGCGAGCCTATCAAGGAGCGGAAGCTAACCGCTTAACGCATCCTAAACAGCATCGCAACCAAGCAGCCAATCAAGAGCTGATGGGGCGCTTTG